TTGAGTTTCACCCATAGGTTCTTCACCCGTAGGCATAGCTTGGGCTTCAGGACTTAGTGGGGGTCCTTCCATTGGCATTTGAGGTAGTTCCTGTGCCATTTGTTCTACAGACCTACCTTCTATATACTGTTGAAAATACATTTGAGGTTGGGTTTGGAATAACATCAATGCTTTGGCTCTACCTTCTGGGTCTGATGCTTCAATATCCCTGAAGAATGTTACAGGGTCTATCATAGCCATACTTACAAGTTGAAATGCTTCCGATTTTCGTCTTAACTTATCAACCGATGAAGCTGATACCTCTACTTCCATTCCATCTTCTATCATATCTCTATTTATCTTTTGGAATACCATCTGTCCTTCTTTACCGAGTATCTTTTCAAAATGAGTTTCTGTATAAAAGAGTTTCATCATTTGCATAGCCCAGTCAGACATCCATTCTGCAGCGGCATTTATAGTATCCTCTACTTCATCATCAATCCTTGTATAGTCAGACTCTTTGTATAATTGAGTTTGAGTAGCTGTATTTTCACCTGCCGTTATTCCTCTCAAAGCGGTATTAGTACCCATTTTAGTAAATACTCTTTCCCTATTCATTTGTTGGTCTTGGAATAAAGCTGAAGTAGGTTGTGAACCTGGAATAAATGTATGTACTTGGTTTAGGTTTCCGTCTATTAAAATATCTGAATTCGGGTCTGCCATATCTATTTGAGCAACATCTTCCGCGTTCAGCCCGCTTTCAGTTGAGAATACGTGCTTACCTTTGGCTAAGTTTGCCAATTCTGTTATCTGTTTACCCCTTATATTAATGTTATCTTGTAACCATACAGACTGTTCAATTCTTGAAGTTTCATCATAAACCATTGTTCCAATACCCTCGTGAGCCATAAACTTAAATGGTTTTCTTGGACTTGTGAAATGATTATGATAAATCCTCTCTTGTGTAACATTCAAAGGTTCACCCATAAGAAGCGAGTTTCTTAATTCCCCCTCATCTATAGGTCTTTTTCCTTTAGTTTCTACATCATAAGTATAAAGTTTAGTTTCACCATCCCAATCCCAGTAAGGATTTTTTATCTTATCAAATACTACTTTTCCGTATTTCCAAGCTGTTCCCTCAAGTCTTACCCATTTGTCGTTTTCTTTTTTATACCAAGTAAACCATATTTCCTCTATTTTTAGTTTTGTAGCGAGTTTCTTTTCACTTGGTTCTATATCTTGGTCCCACTTTAATTCATTGAATAAAGCTTCTTTCTTATTCGGCCACCTCATTAATATTTCTTTAACAGTTAATTCGTATGTATGGCAAATCCAATTCAAATCATCTTCATTTATCGCTGTGTGGTCTATTTCTATATTCTTTGGGTGTATAACATCAAACCTATAATCACCATCTCTACCTGCCTCTGCGTCCCATCTTGCCTTTAAGATACCTGTAAAGTAAATAGGTCTATGTAAATAAGCAGTACCTAATACAATTCGTGTTTCTCTTTTTCTAAACCTATTATTTAGCACTTCTGTTAATTCCTCTGCTACTTTTCTTGACTCCTCTGAGTCGTTGCCTGGTTTAACTATCATTTCAGGAACCCTACTTACTGCAACGGCTTTCAGTGTTCCCTCTGCCTCAAAGATGACGTTATCTAAATAACGGGCATTGTATTTTTTAAATTCTTTATTCTTTTCAGCTAATTCTATCTGTTTACCTAAATAATAGTCTTCGTTTCTTTTTCTTCTTTCTTTTAATTGAAGACCGTCAAAATATGTTCTCGACTTATCAATAAGCGAGTCCATTACCTCAACAAAATTACTATCGTCAAGGTCAAGTTTTAATGGGTCTAATATCGATATTTCTTTTTTATTCTCGTCCATAGTTTAATTATATCATTACAGGTGTGAGCTATATTGCCCATTTGTAGTAATTACTTTAATCGCTTTGCCTACTATTTTACCTTTTTGTTTACAATCAGGACATTTATCTGTTTTTGAAGCAATTATTTTCTTACATTTAAAACAATAAATATTATTCATCTAATAATTGATGTACTGCATCTTGAAAGACAATTTTTCTTCCACATTGAGGATTTTTACACTGTATTTGAATAGGATAAGGTTCGGGACTTTCCCCTGGTATTTCAGCAACTAAATCACCTTTGTACTGTGCAATAGGTGTACGACAGTCAGGACAATGATATATTCGCCAATTATCATCTTCTGTTGGAACAATCCAAATAGTATAAATTCGCTTTGCTGGTCGCATTTTAAGGGTTTCTAAATTAAGTTTTTTATTATGAATAGGTTCTTTTTTTCGGTAAGTGTAAGTTGTGTATTCAAACATATAAGTAATTATACTATATAAACAAACAACCCCCTATGCGCCAGGGGTTGTAAGTATTAATTTTCTCTCGAGGTACTCACACTATAATTATACATCATTTTACAAGGTACGCCAATCCTTACTTTTTTCTGCTTTAGCTTTTTCAAATGCAGTTAAGTCTAATTCGTGTATAGGTGGTTTTAATATATTCTTTCTTTCAGGTTCACTAAACGCACCTAACCTCGTATTAATAAATTTAACATCTGATAATCCGTAAGTAAGTGCATCGTATAAGTGGTCTTCAAGGGAACTATCCACATCCTCTACTTTATAAGGGTCATAAACAAGTAAAGGTAGAGTACGAATTAAATGTTCGCAGTTTTCTGTAACTAACATATAAGGAAGTCCATCAGGAGCTATCGATAACCAATTATGAAGCGTTGCTACTCTACCTAACCTATTTTTAGTCCCTGGTTTTAATGTTAACCAATGTCTTTTAGCAAGACTATCCCATTCTTCTTCCATTAACTTAGCGATAGGTTTACTTCCATCAGTCTGATTGTTAAACATAGCACTATCACCTACACCATCTTTGAATGACTTTACAGGTGAGCTTTCATAGATGATTTTAGCCCATTCTTTAGGGTGTTTGAACTTTCCATAGTATTCTCTATAAACAATAATACGATTAAATACAACCCCTTTATAATTTTCTTGTACTAAAGCACCTAATATACAAGCAAATGCACCCTCGTGGTTTTCATTTCCTGAATATCCCCAGTCAATCCACATAAAATGAGGAAGGTCTGACCTTGGTATTACTCTATTACAAACGTGCAATTCTCTGCGCCACTCTGCAAACACTTGGCCTGCAAATACATCCCAATCACCCTCTAAATAAGCTCTCTGCAAGTCTTTAGGTAAATCCTTTAATCGTCTTATATAGTCAGGGTCGGCTCTCATTAAAGCTTTGTTATCCCAAACTTTAGCTTGAACAAATCCAAAATCATTAGGGTTTTCGTTATCTTGAAACCGTCTGTCTATAAATAATCGTTTAGCCCACCCGTGACCTATACCACCTGGATTACCTGTAAGAAACATTGAAACCTTACCGCCTTTATCTGTAAACTCTTTATTGGAAGTTCTATTAGATGACCTTAGTATCTTAAATACAGTTTCTTCGTGTTGAGTTATTTCATCTATCGAAATGTCCTCGTACTCCCTGCCTTGATAAGTATAAACATCCATCGCTGAACCTAAATGCGAAAACTCTGTTATAGAACCGTTTGGATAATATATTGCCTTTTCACCTGCTCTATACCAATCAAATGTAAAAGGATATTCTACAAAGAACTGTCTTATATGGTTTGATAGTAATTCAGGATAGGTTTTTCTAACAATTAAACCCTTAGTGTTATCGTATTTTAACCTGCGAGATATTTCCCTTGCTCTAACAAGATAAGACTTTCCCCCACCTTTAGCACCACCATAGAATAATACTGGTGTTTCCCACGATTTCTTTAATGCTTCTTTTTGTTTTGGTTGTAATGTTATATCTACTTTCATTCATAATCGTGAAATATAACCTCTATCTTCCCATCGCCTTTTACTTCCATTCCTTTTTCTTTTTTGGCAAATTTCTCTGGTTCTGTTCTTTCTAAATACCAAGCTTTAGCCTGCCAACTCTTATCTCTTATTATTTGGTTACATAAGGTTTGAGTTCTATTAGCCTTTGCCTTTTTTATAGCCTCTACAAACTCTACATGGTAGTTAGGGTTTAATGTTTTTTTATCGCTTTCGTACTCTCTTTGCCAATCATAAAAGGTACTTTCGCCAATTCCTGCGTTATTTGCCGCATCTACATCTAATGCTCCTAAAGATATATTCTTAACTATTAATTCTAATACTTCTTGGCTATATTTCATTTTCCTAAATAGTCTGCGCAAATTAATTCAATAGCCTTTGGTAATTCAACAGACTCTATCTCCATTACTTTATTCAAGGCATTCATTACTACTTCAAATTGTTCTTTTGTCATTTTAACCTTCAAAGTTCTGAATTCATTATCTTCTTCTAATTCTTCTTCTACATAGTTATCCCAATCAAATTCCGATATCTCTTTCATTTTCCCTATTTCTTCCATAGTATAAGGAAGTTCTAAACCACCTTCTATAATTTCCATTGCAAGATAGGCTTCTTCTACTCTATTAAAAGGTACTTGCTGTTGAAACCATATAGTAAGGGCTTTTGCTTTATTGTCTTCTAATTGTCCAAAGTTGTAAATCAGTATTTCCTTGTATCCCTCTTCTAAACAACCTAAATATCTTTGTTCTCCGTCTATAATTTCGTATCCGTTATTCTCTCTTACAAATATAGGTAGCATTTGTCCGTTTTCCTTTATAGATGCTTTAACTTTTTCTAATTCCTCGGTATCTTTATTCTTTGGATTCCACGTATTAGGGCGAACTTCTTCTATTACAACTGTTTTTAGTTTTAACTTATCAAATGTTATTCCCATTTTACACCTCTTTTCTCCCATAATTTAGTACTTTCCTTCTCTAAATTCAAATAACCTTTAATCAATAACATATCTCTACTACGAGTAGAAAACTTTCTTTTATGAACTATATCTATTTTTTTATCTTTTTCAAAAGGATTAACCCCGTATCTTGAACTATTCTTCCAACTTGAAGTATCCACTGAGTACCAAGGATATCTGAATAATAATTTAGTAGAAGCAATACCTAATCCGTGAACTTTTACTTTATTTTTTGTCTTTGAAAATACATAGTTGTATAAATTATCTTTTAATCCGCTACTTGCTTGAACATTAGCCACACCACCTATAGAAATATACGGAAATTCGTTAATGTAGGTGTCAAGTAGATTTTTTTCTTCTCTATAGTCAGACAAGTGATAGATAGGTATTATGTATGCATTTGTATTATTATTTAGATATTTTTGATTTCTTTTTGTCTCTTCTTTATCGTTAGTATCTAAATTAAATGCAAGTTTAATTCCGTACTCATTGATATAATTTGCATATTCTTCTACTTTTATTATTACACCACGCATTCTTGCAGAAAATCCCCCACTATCAATCAATAATTCTTTTACATCAAAGGGTGGTTTATTCTTAAGATAAAAGAAACTCTGTAAAACTCTTTCAGCACCACAATTCTTTAATGAAATTAAATCCTCTCTATTAGTGCCTGAAGCAAAATATATTTTCATTTCTCAATAGTCACACTCCAAGGAGTTAGATTACTATCCTCAAGGAATACGCTTACCCTCAAATATTTAGGTTCTATCAACTCAGAAATAGTTTTGAATACGGTTTCCGCTATTTCTTCAATATACATATTGAACTTTTGTTCAAAAAATTCCCTATAAGATGCTATTTCAAGAACTTTTTTATTAGGAATATACTCAATTTCTATATTACATTCTTCTAAAACACCAGTGACTACACAAATATTCTTAAAAGGTTTTATCTTTTCGTATTTAATGAGTTTTTCATACTTACTTTTCATCTCTATACATTTCATACATTTAATTCCTTATAATTATTTACTGCTTGTTCCCACTCCTTATCTGTAAGAGCGGAATCCTTAACTCCATTTAATAAAAACGCTTCCGTTCTTTCTATACAAGTTCCACATTTCAAACAAGGTCTATCATTACCTTTATAACAAGACCAAGTTAGATAATAGGGAACTCCTAACGCTATACCCTCTGCTACTATATCTGCCTTAGTTTTATCTAAATAAGGGGCTTCTATAATAGTTTCCCCTAAACCCTCGGTAGCTGATTTTAAAGCTACGTTTAATTTTTCTACAAATTCTGGTCTACAGTCTGGATAAATAAAATGGTCTCCCGCATGAGCACCAAACATAACTTTATCTGCCTTTTCTGATATAGCGTATCCATAAGCAATAGATAGCATTATCGCATTTCTATTAGGAACTACCGTAGACTTCATATTATCCTCAGCATAATGACCTTCTGGTATTTCTTCCGAAGAAGTTAAAGAAGAATTAAGCAATTTCTTTACTCCCGATATATCTACTACTTTATAATCAATTTCTAATTCTTGGCATAACTGAGAAGCGAATGCTAACTCTTTACTATGCTTCTGCCCATAATTAAAACCCAATGCCTTAACATCTTTTGTTTCCGATAAAGCTTTATATAAGACGGTAGTACTATCCATACCACCTGAAAGTATTACTATTGTTTTCATATTTTAAAGAGGGGTTGGCTACTTGGTAAATAATAGCCAACCCGCGTTGAACTACATTTCTACATCTTCTCGTTCTTTGCTTAGGTAAATTGCTGGGATACTTGCGATAGCAATAACGCCCTTAACAATTACCTGTCCGAGAATCATAGAGAGTAGAACTGGTGTAGGTAATATTCCTACAAAAGCAATTGTCACAAACACTAAAGAGTCCAAAGGAACAGAGAAAAAGTTTGAAAACAAAACTCTTCCCCATTGGTGTTTCTTTGTTATCTTATTGTAGTAGAAACTATATGCCTCAGTATCTACTAATTCTGACACTACTTCCGCTGAAATTGAAGCCAAAACAATTCTCCACACAAAAGAGAATGTAGTAGCAAATTGCTCTTGAAATGGCCAGGACGCTGACGGTTGTAGGTTAACAATAAATTGAAGATACAAAACCATTAAGATATTGATTACCCCCGCCGAAATGACGATGGCTCTCGCTATCTTTTTACCGAATGATTTATGTATCAAATCGCGCAGGGTAAAGGTGATAGGATATACAAAAGTCCCGCCTGCAAGGGCAAGACCTGCAAACATCGCAACCTTTATGGCGCTTATATCCGCTAACATTTGAGCGGCAATATAACCTGCAATCGCCAATAGACCAACCAGAAATCCTTTGTTTTGCATTTTAGTCTCCTTTTGTACTAAATTTTTGGAACTGTTAGTCAATTCTTATTTCGCCTCCTTTCTATTTTCTAAATTATTTAACTTCTCCTCTATTAATGAAATATCGCCTTCAAATTGAAGTACGTTGGCCTCTCTTTTTCTTATTTCACTTACTAAGTTCATATCATCTGTTTTTCCTGATTTTAGTCTTTCTCTTTTTAACGCGCTTAAAAAAACATCATTCTCTGTAGCCGCGACTATAGTTCTCTCTCTTAATTGTTCTAAAGTTTCTAATTGTATTTCTTTATATGTTTTCATTTTGACTTACTTCTATTTTCCCACCCGTCTAAATCCTTCCAAACATATTTAGACTTCTTAATTTCTTCTTTAGTTGCATTTAAACCCTTTGTTCCGTGGGCTTCAATATACTCTTTGCTTAACTCACCTTGTCTGTAAG